GGCATTGTAGTTTCCTTTCAAGGAATTTTGATGATCTAAAAAGAAAGATCATGCTTCCCATCGAGAGAGTAAAACGTCAGCAATGTTATCTAAATCTGCAGCACCTCGAGGATCGTTAGCTAACCGATTTTGCGCTTCTTGGCGCCGGTTTGCTTTGGTCTCTGAAGGTGTTGCCGGTGCTTTTCTTGAGCTGAGAACACGCTTGCCAGTTTTTGACTTCGTAAGCTTGGCCTTGACCTTTTTGGTCTCGGCGTTCTTTTTCGATTGGTCATAAAGGCGCGCTTTGTTAATCAACAAGATCACGTTTGGATCTGTGTATGAGTCAACTTGTTCCTGGGGCAATCCAGATTTTACAGCATAGGTGCGGATATCACTATAGAGATCGTTACCCCAGCCATCTAAGCTGTCCTCAAGTACCTTCACGCATTCGACGGCGGCGGCTTGAGTAGCTTGTTCTCGCTGTGCTTGCATCTCTGACACAATCTGACCGGACTCCTGTTGAAGGAAGTTTAGGTCGTCTTGTGCCTGTTTTGCATCTGAACGGAGCTGTGCAAATGTCTCTGGTTCCATTTGTCGGGAAGCCAGTAACATATCGATGCCCTCATAAGGCTTAAACCTTTCTTGGGCGCGCTCCAAAAGCTTTTGATAACTAGCTTGAGTTTTCATCAGATTTTCATCTGCACTCTTTCTTTGGTTTGCTAGATCTTGAGACTTTTTTGTAAGGGACGATTCTTGGCCGTAGAGTCGTTTGAGATCCCGAACAGATACCTGTTTCTGTTCACCGTTAACTGTGATTTCAACCATAGATTCATCTGTGGCAACTAAAGGGAGTTCCTCTTCGTCATCATCATCTTCCTCTACGACTTCTTCACCATCATCTGGCTCATTATCATCAGGGTCTTCTGGGTCTTCATCGTACTCTTCAGTTTCAATCGGGTCCCCATCCTCAGTTACCTCTGTCTCGGCAAGGTCTTCAGCTGTTGCATCTATTTCCTCGGAATCGGATGGCTCGGGAGCGTCCTTCCAGCGGTCTAAGATTACGTCTGCCACAGTGTCTAAGTCTAGAACTTGTGGCTCAGAGATAGGTGTTTGCACGTTATCATTCATGGTGCCTCTTCCTCTTTCCGGTTGTCGGATTCAGTTTGTTGTTCAATGATACTGTCGCGCACTTGCACTCTTTGTTTTAGAGTGTTGACCACGTCTACAATTGCTCGATAGTGGTTGTGCGCGAGTTCTCTTTCTTCTTTTTTGTTAGCATCACTATTGCAAAACGTAGCAAAGGTGGCCTGAACTGTTTCATCGATCACTTGTGAGAAAGCAGGGGTGCTTAGTAGGACCTCTGCGCTGTCACCTTGTTCGATTAGCTGCTCTTCTTGAGTGGGCATTAATGCTCTCCTTGTCTCCTGGTTAGCGGCTGGGATTAGCCATTTGGACTTGCAATTGCACGAACATCGTCAGCACTCTTGGCTATTTCTAGCTCCTCGAGGTTTACATGTTCTTTGTGCTCAAACTGGGTCTCTTTGAGATCCATGTTGTCACTCTGGATGGCAAAGTTCTGCTGGGCTTTAAGTGTGTCAAGCTCATGCTTCATTTGGGCCATCTGTGCTTCAAATTGAACCTTCAGTTCTGCTACAGCAGTCTGTCTTTCTGATAGCTCAAGTTGTTTCTGGGCCATCTGCATTTGCATCTGCTCTGCAGGATCTGGCTCTTTAGCTGGTATGGATGCAGGGTCGGTTAGGAAATCTGCAACATTCTTAATTCCACTTGCCTCAAGGATGTTTCCGAGCATCTTGTATTTGTTCTCTGGAGTGTACATTTCTTGGGCGGCTGGGTCGCTCGAGAAGAGCTGATGCAACGACAGAAGCTTCTGTGTTAGCTTCTCCTGGTCACCATAGCCTAAGTTAAACTCAACCATGACATCACGTTTGTCGTCCCAGTTTGCTGGATCAATGGAAACGTAGTTACCGGCCAATTCAACTATCTTCTCCTCGGACTCGTTCTCGACAACTAACTGGTATGTCATGCTGAACAGCGGAGACAAAAAGTTGTTGGCAAAATTCCTGGCAATAATCTTTTGCCGTTGCTGAGACATAGTGGCTAGGTTCTCAACCATTGCAGCTGAGTTCTGCTTTGAGACGGCATCTTTATTTGTGCCCATGCTCAATCGAGATATCCCGCTTGTATCTTCGCGGTTCTCATCCAGCATCTTGATGGTTTGAAAAACAAATGGGTTCAATGGCGGCTGGGGCATGTTTGTTACGGCATCTGGCCTAGAGATGTTCACAATCCCACCAACCCTGGAGTCTATAAGCTCTTTTGGATTGGTTAGGGCGCCCTTCATCACCATGTATCGTGGATTATTACTGATGACTGCGTGGTCTAAAATTGACCTGGTTAGGACGGTTCTTGCAGACTGAATGTCCAGCAGCTTCGCAGCAAAGTTGTTGCCGTAAAAGCTGTGGGGGATAGGCAAAGGCACAAACGCACAGAAAGGCTTACGTCGTACAATCTCTTTCTCTAAGAGTACGTTTGAAGCTTTGACGACACGGTATAAGTCAACCTCACCAGTGCCCAGGCAATCTAATTCTAAATAGGCCTCAACCACCGTAACTTCTCGAGTTAGGCGCTGGGACCCCTTGTAATTAAAAGCACTGTCCGAGCCAACATCATTGAACCTGGTAAGTATTTCTGGGTCGTGGTCAAAGTCAGTGTCTTCGTTGTCAGCAATTTTTGCTACCACGTCTTCATCAAAGCCCATGTCAATAAGATCGCTAATAGACTTCTTTGTGCGGTGGGCAATAAATGGGGCACTTTCTAAAGATTTACTTTGGGGAGAAATTAGAAACTCTTCTGGAGCGACGGCCTCAATCTTGACCTGGCTGGTATCTCGAGTAACCCGTAAGTCTCCCGTATATAAACCAAAATCGTCCTGGGAAACTTCTTCGATCTCAACACCGTCCTCAGCCAGAAGGGCATCGAGCTCCTCTTCTGTTAGGCCTTCAACATACTGGATCGTGGTCTCTTCCTGGTTACTCCAGTAAACCTTAGCAATCCCAACTCTTGCTATTAAGGCATCGTGGATTACGCTTGCCATCGTGGTAAAGAGCGAGTTCTGTCGGTGGAGCACATAGTCTGTGTATTCGGTGCAAACATTTGCCATCTCAACGTCGTCTGCGTTCTGGGGCGCAAACTTCATCGTTTTGTTGCCTGTAGAAAACGTCTCTAAAAGACTAGCTTTCATGCTCTCGACGGCCTCAAAAACATCTTGGGAGACATAGCGTGAGTTACCGTCGTGGGCTGGTCTAGGAAGCTCTGCAGCATAAAATTTCATCACGCGCTGGCGCTCACGGCTCACCTCAGAGTCAGAATATCCGATAGAGCGGTGTAGGTTTGTGTCAACGATTGAGACAATTTGTTCGTCATCTAGACTTTTGTGTTCTATTGATTTCATTTTTAGACCATCTCGATATAGAAGGCATCTCTTGCCTCAATGGGTTCCCACGCATCTTCGTGGATGTAGTTCGCTAATGCTAAAGACATGACAGTGTCGTCAAAGCAGCCGGCTTCTGCTTCCATGCCGCCGGTTTTGGTTGCGATGTAAGTAAGCATTTCTCTGATCGTGACTTTGTCGTTGAGTTCAATTGCGCCTTCGCGCACAGCAGCCCTTAACTCATCAATTATTAAAGGCTTAGTTTTGCTCGTCGTTGTGAAACCTAGTTTTAAGGTTTCCTTTTCAGTGAGCTTATCCACTTGAGTTTCAGTAAAGAAATTAGGGTAGCTCATGTCCTTACCAAGCCTGGTACAGGTCAAGATCCCGTGGGAATTATTCTCAACGATAATATAGGCCCAATTATACATCTCACCGAGAGAATTAAGCACCGTAGCAAAGTAGTCTGGATGTACCTGAGATCTGAACGTCGCTACTTGCCGTTTTTTAGAGTCAAGAATTTGGGCACAGCTCCAGTCACCACCGGAAACGCCCATAGCAACGTCGCAGCCTATGACATATTGTTCTCCTGGATCAATCGTCCGGTAGATGGTTAATTCACCGCGAGCATTTTCGAGCCATTCGCCACCCTCTAGGGCAAGTCTCTGTATTGGATCCTTAGTTGTCTCCATAGCTTTTTGAAGAGTTTCTGGGTTAAAAACAGGGCGTCCACTTGTAAGAAACGCCTGATTTGGGGTGGCTGGATACTCTTGATGCCAAAGATCTATACCGTTCTGGCTTATTTTCTTCCTACGGAATACCAGCTGCTCATTGTCCAATGAAAATTTCATGGCAAGATCACGCTCTTCTGGCGTTCTTTTAAAGTTGTTCGGTACTTCTTCCCTGTAATCAGGGTCAGTAAACCAAGGAATAAACACAGGTAAATACCCGTTTGTACCGTCACAAGCCCCTTTCCAAAGATCGTAGAACGGACCAGAAACACCGTTTGCGGTAGACTCAATGAAGATGGCAGTCCCTGGTGCATTAGGAACCGCCTGTGTCATCCCGTTAAAGTTTTCCAAGGCAGAGCTTTTCTGCCAAAACGCAAGCTCACTGGCGTGGACATGAGTTAAAGTCTCACCACGGCCAATTGACTCACCGCCGGCCGTTGCAACCACATAGCTAGAATCCAATACATCAAATGTAAGTTCTCTCCGGCTGCTGTACTTTGTGTGGGGCTTCAATAGGTCTGGGCAGTTCTCATGGAACCTTTTAGTCATATCAAACAAAGCCCGTGTAGAGTCAGAATGGTGGGTCACGACCATTGCTTTCCTGGCCTTGCGCTGACTTACGTTAAAGTACAGGTAGCCGCCCACATGCGTGGATAAGCCTTGCTGCCTAGCCTTTAAAATTATGATCCGAATCTTACCTTCAGAAGCAAGTTGACCTTCAATGGCCTTATGCAGAATTTGCTGTGAAGGATTGAGGTTAAGCTGGCATATCTCACCAGTTTTAGATCTAATTTTTAGTGCTGATTTGCTGTAGAAAGAAAAGTCGTCATACAGTTTTTTTCGTACTGCTTTAAGTTTCTGATCCATCATCTGTTTGCTCTTCTTCGTGGTCAGCTACCAACAGCGACTCCAAAAAGGCTTCAGCTTTTCCGATTGTGACTTCTGACTTGGCAGCGGGTTTAGTTTTAGTGAAATCAAGAACCATCCTGGCCGCTGTCAGTCTGTCTCTGTTCTGACCAGGCTCTCTCATAATTTCTACAGCCGCCTTTAGGGCCTCTACTGCATATTCATCATCGATTTGGTGTTCTTCAGCCATGATTTTCACAATCCTTTCGCTGTCTAGTTTTGCTTGCTTTCGAATGGGCGTGATCATAGCCAACGTGTAACCGTCAGGCGTCCCCTGGGGGCGGCCGGCATTTTTACGTTTTTTGTTTGACCACTGTTTTCTTAGGGCCCGTCCCTCTTCGGTTTGCATTAGTTTTGAGAAGTAATTCTCCTTCCCCACTCTTGCTTTTTTGGGGTATTTGCGTTCCGCTTTCGGTGCTTTTGGACGTGGGCTGTTTGGTGCTCCCATTGTATTCTCCAAGTTTTCTGCTGATAATTTTGCGAGTGTTTGTACAAAGGCGGCAAAGCATTTCTGGCGGTAAGGCCAGTTCCATCTCTGTAAATATCTCTTTCTTCTCAGTTTCACTTAAACCAGAGGCATTCACTGTCTCTATGTCTCTTAATATAGACACCATTTCAAATGGATTAGGGTTCACGTTTGCTACTCCTTAAATAATTAGGGCCCCTCGAGGGGGCCCATGTTGATTATACTGTTAAGGCACCAGGCCTTGGCGAAAGTGCACCAGGCGGAAGTTCTTCATCATCAAGACCAGCAGCTGCAGCAATCCCTGCCATAATAACAGCAAGAGCCATTGCTAACGGGTAGTTATAAAGCTGTATGCTTTTGTTGCCGGCAAGTGCCAAAGTGTCAGACATAAGCTTTGCAGTCTCAGGCGCCACTTGCTTCATGCGTTGCGGGTCGTTGAGATAAAGTATCATTGGATCAACGGTAATCTCCGCAATAGAGCGGATGTAATTCTCGTTATCCTTTAGGTCTGTGATCTGTGTTTCAAACATAGTATCAAAGCGTGCATCAAGGTCTTTTTTCCCCGATATGTATTTTCCAGCAAAATCTCTTTTGAACCTACGCCTGTAATTATCCAAGGCTTTTTTGTTGCCTGCGAAAGTTCTTACTGGCTCACCTTGATTTGTAACCGTGTCTACAAGCTGCTCATTGTCCTGAATGTAGATGAGTTCTTTTACAATCTTTCTATTCTTAGGAGTATTATCCTTTAAAGTATTTAAGATTAGATTTTCAAAAGAGTTCTCTGCATAAAAATCAGGCTCACCAGTCAAAGGGTTATCAGCTCGGGTATTGAGCGTGCGGCTCCCTTCGCCAAATGATCTAGACACTATAGAGTGCGAAACTTCATGCAGCATACTTATGTAGGCGCCAAATTTGGTCTTTGGTACGCCGGCGTTGCTTAAAGCACCTGTTTGGAGCCCAACAACAGTATTGCTTGAATCAAAGTATACAGCTTCTGTGCCTGGTGCGAGCCCAGGGTTTTCCTGGTTCATCTTTTCGAGACTGGGGTATAGAGTCATGCCAACACCTAAAGTATTAGCTAATGCTTTTACCTGAGAAAGGTTTTTAATACCCTTTTCATACTTGCCGCCCCTCTTCCCAACTTCAAAAGCAGCTGAGACTCGAGGAATTGACTGCTTTACTTGAGCTTCTGTAGGTCCAGGGCCAGGCGCGGCGTTGGAGCCGTTTGATTGCGCGGTAGGCCTCGCTCTGAGGGCTCCTGTGAAGGGGATTGAGG